GGGGCAGAAGAACTTGCCGCTCGTGGAATCTCCGAGGCTGCTGCCTTCGAAACATTCGGAACCATGGCTCAAAAGCGTGGCATTTACGAAACCATGGCTGGCGAGCAGGGATTGACAATGGAGGAACAACTCGGAGCGGCGTTCGGCTACAACCCAGAGGCACAAAAGAAACTGACTGAACGCGTTGCTCTTCGTCGCGCGCCATTCCAGGGCGGTGGACGATTCGCTTCAACCACCGGAGCAACAACTGGCACGATTGAGACCGGCGCAGGAGAAGCACGGTAGTTCCTTGACACAAGCACCTTCGTGGTGTATTGTTTGTTTGTCGGGTTCCCCCGCCCCGACCTCAGCAAAAAGGGTGTACGCAGCCTTCCGGGTCCTCCATCTGGAAGTGGGCAGAACGGAGTGAGCACATGTCAGATGTCAACGATGAGTTCGGTGACGAGACGAGCGAAACGGTAACCAAAGACCCCGTACGCGCACACCTTCGAAAGGTGGAGCAGGAGAACAAACTTCTCCGGCAGCAAGCGCAAGAGTTTGAATCCCTGAAGAGGAAGATGGCTTTCGCTGAGGCAGGCATTGATGTGAATGCCCCACAGGCCAAATACTTCATCAAGGGTTACGACGGCGAGGTCTCAGCCGAAGCGATTAGGGCGGCAGCACAAGAGGTAAACCTCTTACCGCAGCAGCAGCAGCCAAAAGAAGTAGTGGACGATTCCGAGAAAAGGGCTTGGGCCAGACTTCAGAGGGCGAGCACCGCTGCCGAACAGACTGACGACCAGGTCGATTGGGTGAAGAAGTTGAACTCAACTCGCAATCAGGACGAAGTGATGCATCTACTTGCGCAAATGAGAGAGCAAGCACAAAACATCTAGCCCGGTGGGTTTCTCCCACTCGGGAGAACGGAATAACCCACAATGGCATACACACAGCAAAGCAGCCTGCTTACAGACCAGGTTGCATTTGACCGGATTGCGTACTTCGCACTCCGCAGCGAACTTCTGTTCGACGCGGTTGCCGACGTCATGCCGGTCGCCCAGGCAATGCCTGGCTCGAGCGTGAAGTTCACCATCTTCAACGACCTCGACCCGGCCACCTCAACCCTGACGGAGACCTCAGACGTCACCGCAGTGGCAATGTCGGACAGCCAGGTCGAAGTGACCTTGGCCGAATACGGCAACGCAGTCAACACCACCGCCAAGTTGCGTGGCACGTCGTTCCTCGACGTCGATGCAGCGGCCGCGAACGTGGTCGGCTACAACGCCGGTATCTCGATTGACTCGGTCATCCGTGACGTGCTCGCGGCTGGCACCAACGTCGTTTATGGCGGTGGTGGCTCGTCGGACGAGACGGCTCGCACGAGCATCGAAGCCGAAGACATCATCGAGGCGAACGACGTCCGCAAGATTGTCGCCGCCCTTCGCAAGGCCAATGCAGTGTCGTTCAACGGCATGTACATGGGCTTCATCCACCCAGACGTGTCGTACGACCTCCGTCGTGAGACGGGTGTTGCCTCGTGGCGTGACCCACACGTGTACAGCGACCCGGCGAACATCTACAACGGCGAAGTCGGAGCCTTCGAAGGCGTGCGTTTCATTGAGACGCCGCGTGCGAAGATTTTCGAGAACGCCTCGGACGGTGCTGGCGCAGCAGGAAACATTGACGTGTACTGCACCCACATCATGGGCCGTCAGGCTCTTGCCAAGGCGCACTCGGTTGTCGATGGCAACGGACCGTTCCCGCGAGTCATTCGCGGCCCGGTGGTGGACTCGCTCCAGCGCTTCCAGCCGGTCGGCTGGTACTGGCTCGGTGGCTACGCTCGCTTCCGCGAAGCGTCACTCCGCCGTGTCGAGTCCTCGTCGAGCATCGGCGCAAACGCTTCCTGATAATTAGGAAGTAGCAAGAAGACGTGGGGGCTGGGTTTCATCCCCTGGCCCGGCCCCCACACTTCATTTCATTTGTGGTAAGGTAGCCCCATGTCGATTTCGAACTACGCAGAAAACAAACTGCTCGAGACTCTCGCTAATACTTCTTTCTCGGTTGCCAACACTTACATCAAGTTGCACACCGGTGACCCGGGCGAAGCGGGCACAAACAACGCAGCCACAAACGCGACGCGCAAGGTCGTCACGTGGAGCGCCGCAGCAAGCGGCAGCATGGCCACGGCTGCAACCGCAGAGTGGACCAACGTGTCCACCACCGAGACCTACACGCACTGGTCCCTTTGGGACGCTTCTTCATCGGGCAACTGCCTGTGGACCGGAGCACTTTCTTCGTCTGCCGCAGTGACCGCCGGAGACACCTTTCAAATCACGTCTCTGACGCTCACTCTCGATTGAGAGTGAAGTAGCCATATGGCTACTGGACTACTCGACTTCACCTTCGGGTTTGTTGACACCCCGCCTTTCTACAAGAGCGGAGTAGTCGCCACTGCAACAGGTTCAGGCAGCGGAACCGAAACCGCAGTTGGGTTGCGCATTGTTCCAAGGACGGCCACCGGCTCGGGAACTGGAACCGAATCCGCCGCATACATCGAAGTACTTCCGCGCAGTGCGACTGGAAGCGGCAGCGCCACGGCTGGCAGCACGGCAGTCGGATTGCTTACTGCAATCAGGACGGCAACTGGAACTGGATACGGCACAGACAGCAGCACTTCAGTCTGGGGCAAAGTAAGGACTGCAACTGGCTCTGGCACCGGAGACTCCTCCTCTGCGCACAGAATGGAACTGTTCCGCACTGCCACCGGCTCTGGCACCGGAACCGAAACGGCAGAAAGCAGGAAGGTGTTTGCTGTTTCTGCAACTGGTTCTGGTACCGGAAGCGAGACGCCAGCGTCTTTCTACAAGGTCCTCATCTTCCGCCCACCAACCGACAACCTGGTCCGTTGGGCAGACGTGTCTGGGTACGGAATCGAAAACAGATTCTTCCGTTACCTCACCCCGGGTGCTCGAGGCAGGAACGTCTACAAGTTGACTGACGGAACCTTTACAGAAAATGAACAAAGAGACCTTTCCACCGTTGCCGTCATCTACTATGGTGGACACGAGAACATAGTTACCCAAAGCGAAAAGGACGCCCTAGTAGCCGCAGGGTACGGAGCATACGTAACCTGACGGGGGATAATGAAGCACAGAGAGACGCACCCGAACCTCGACGTTGAGGGCTGCTTTGCTTGCCGCATTTCGCATGTCGCCGTCTCTGGTTCGGCAATGCCCACGCGCAGCAGGGCCGTGTCTGACATGAACAGCAAAGAGCGCGTGCTCGACAAAGACCTCGATGCGTACAAGCGCATCAGGAAAACCGGTGGACAACCCACCCAGATTGACGGGTCTGCCCGTCTGGAGGCGACGGCTAACTAATGGCTGCCAAGAAGAAGACCAAGTCACGCGTGAATGAGGCTGGCAACTACACCAAGCCCGAGATGCGTAAGCGCCTATTCAAAAAAATCAAGGCTGGCTCTAAGGGTGGAGACCCCGGCGAATGGTCGGCACGCAAAGCGCAACTGCTCGCTTCTGAGTACAAGAAGGCTGGCGGGGGTTACAAATAATGGCTTTGGCTAAATCCCAGAAGTCGCTAAAGGACTGGACTGCCCAGAAGTGGCGCACATCCGATGGCAAACCATCCAAGGGCAAGAAGCGCTACCTGCCGGACGCGGCATGGAATGCGCTGAGCCCGTCTGAAAAAGCCGCAACAAACAAGGCAAAAGCCAAAGGGAACAAGGCTGGCAAGCAGTTTGTCAAGCAACCCAAGAAGGTTGCGGAGAAAACCAAGAGGTATAGGTAATGGCAATCACATACCGGGGTGAGCGTTTCGCTGGATACAACAAACCCAAGCGCACCCCCAATGCCAAGAAGTCCCATGCTGTTCTTGCCAAGTCCGGCAGCCAGGTGAAGTTGATTCGCTTTGGTCAGCAGGGCGTTCAGGGTTCGCCCAAGAAAGCGGGCGAGTCAGCCGCCTATCGCAAGCGTCGCGAATCCTTCAAGGCTCGTCACGCCAAGAATATTGCCAAGGGCAAGATGTCTGCGGCATACTGGGCTGATAGAGTCAAGTGGTAACCGAAAGGAACAGACATGCCAAAAGTTGGTAAGAAGGAATTTTCCTACAGCAAGAAGGGAATGGCAATGGCTAAGGCCGAGGCCAAGAAGACTGGCAAACCCATGAAGATGGGTAAGGGAAAAAAGAAGAAGTGAAAGGCTCCAAGTCAAAGAAGCCTGTCAAGGAAATGGCGAAGCCGCCCAAGGGCAAAAAGGGCAAGCGCACTCGCAAGAGTTCCGCTAAGGCTCAGGCTGGTTCGTTCCCGGGCTACGGAGGATACGTCTACTAGTGACTACAGTTGCGACAGTCCTGAACAGGGCGTCGCGGCAGATGTTGGCAGGGGTCGTTGAAGAACGCAACAAGTTGGCTGCGACGGTCAACAGCAGTGCGACGAGCATTGTTGTTTCTTATGACCTGGGCGGCCTTCGTGCTGGTTCTGTATTGGAAATCGACTCAGAACTCTTTTACATTTGGGAAGCAAACTCGGCAAGCAAGACGCTCACCGTCGAGAGAGGTTACGCAGGCACTACTGCGACCTCGCACTCCTCCGGGGCATTGATAACTCTCAACCCAAGATTCCCCCGAGCGCAAATGTTGGATGCGCTAAATGCCGATATCGACGATTTGTCATCCACAACAAACGGGTTGTTCCGTGTTGTGAGCGTTGACCTGTCCTACAACGGAGCAGACAGGCAAATCAACATTACTTCTTCCGGCACGATTCTTCAGTTGCTCGATGTGCGCCTGCGCTATCTTGCGGACGAGCATCCAGTAATCCATGGCGTACGCCTACAGACCGGACTCCCAACGACAGACTTCGCCTCTGGCAACACCTTGGTACTCGACGAAGCGGTCATGGCTGGTACGCTCCGCGTCCGCTATAAGGCCCCGTTTACTCGTGCTTCATCTGAATCCAGCGACCTCACTACGGACTGTTTTGTTCCCGCAACCTGTGAGGACATTGTCGAGATGGGCATAATTCTTCGCATGATGGCCGGTCGAGAAATCAAACGCAATTTCACCGAATCGCAGGGTGACACAAGGAGAGCGGAAGAAGTCCAGGCCGGTTCTATTACAAATTCAATTGCAAACGTTTTGCGTCTGCGCCGTGAGAGAATTATTGCTGAGGCGGGGCGCCTAAAAGCCCAGTATCCAATCAAGTTTAGGAAGTAGCCGATGGCTACGCTAACGCGTTTTGTCGACGCATTCAGACCAGCAACTGGTTTTTATACCGGCACTGGCGCAACACAACTTGTACCGGACGTATTCCCCATTGCAATCAATGGCAGGCCGTACATGATTGATACCAAGAGCAATGAATTCACGCGACAGTACGATGCCCGCGTCCGTGACTCCGTCGACCAATCCACCGAGCCAGGCGAATCAGCACTCAACCCACAGGGTTTGTGGCGTCGCTCTCAGTCTTCTTGGCATTATGGTGCCGGGCAACAGTATTCGGACACAGCCGATGCCGAGGCATACAGGTTCCAGGCAAGCAAGGGTGTTGATGTTTGGACCAAGGGCCGCCTGTCCTTGCTAAAAGATACGACCAATGCCTACCCAACTGCGGGCACGAACCTGTATGCGACGACTGCCGATAGCCGCCTGTATGGGACGGATGGGCAGAACGTGAAGTACACGACTGACTTCGTTACCGTCACTACGGTTACCGGGACTGCCGCATCCAACCTGTACTCGATTACTTCCGACGGCTACAACGTGTTCTATTCGTACGCCAACGGCGACATCGACCAAACCAACGCAGGCATTTCCACTTCGTCGGCGTACATCACTGGCATCGAGGCTGGCAAATTGGCGTACGTCAAAGGTCGCCTGATGGTGGCTGGTCAGGGTGCGGACAAGCACAAGATTTGGAACATCACCACCGCACCCGGCTCCAACGCCAACAACCCTGGAGCCCTTTACACGCACCCAAACACCAACTTCACTTGGGTCGGGTTTGCTGCCGGGCAGAACTACATCTACTGCGCGGGCAGGGCAGGCAACATCTCCCTCATCTACAAGACAGCAGTGAAGGCAGATGGTACAGCCCTGGACATTCCGACGGTGGCTGGCGAGTTGCCACAGGGTGAAGAGGTTCAGAACATCTACGGATACCTCGGCTACATCCTTATCGGCACCAACACGGGGTTCAGGTTCTGCTCGGCAGACGATGCTGGCAACCTGGTCATTGGTCCTCTGGTGGAAATAGGTTCCTCGGTCGGCTCATTTGCTGGCATTGGCAAGTACGTGTACTTTACGTGGACCAACTACGACTCGACCTCAACCGGCATCGGGCGCATGGACATCTCCGTATTCGTCTCAACCAACCAGCCTGCCTATGCCTCCGACCTCATGGCGACCGCCCAGGGAACCGTCCTCGACGTTCACGAGTACAACGACGCCCCGCTGTTCACTGTCTCTGGCGTGGGCGTGTTCATCCCCCATGCCACAAACCTTGTGTCGTCCGGCTACTTGACCTCGGGTATTTACCGCTGGGGCGTACCAGACGCCAAGTTCATCCCGAAACTCGACATCCGCTGCCTTCCGTTGGTCGGGTCAATCATGGTGTCAGTCGCCTCAGACGACGGTGACTTCCATAACTTCTCCCTGCTGTCAACAGAGGGCGTAAAGGAAAAGACCTTTGATGGGCTTGAAGACAAGGTGTTTGAAGCCGAAGTCAAGGTAACCCTAACCCGGGCTGCCAGCGCAACAGAGGGCCCAACTCTCACCCGCTGGATGGCGCGTGCCTATGCCGCACCCCTGCGGTCTCAAATCTTTTCTGTGCCAATCCTCATGCACCATAGACTGTCAATCAACGGGCGCGAATACTGGCAGGACGTGGACCGAGAATTGTCCTACCTCAGGGACCTTGTGGAGACCCCCAAAGTCGTCACCTATCAGGAAAACCAAGAGACCTTTGCCGTGGTGGTCGAAAACGTCCAGATGCAGATAAGACAAATCGCCAATGTCCACGTTGAAAACGATTTTGAGGGTACTGCTATCGTGGTGATGCGTAGTGTAAGATGAGGAGCCGATGGCAGCAGTAACTCGTAGACAGTACAAGGGCGCAGCCGCCCAGACCACTATTACCAACGCTCTTGCGTCTGGTGACACGTCGGCTACGTTGGCGGCGACGACTGGTTGGCCTTCGACTGCCGCTGTTCCGTTCTATGTCGTCATTAGTCCTGGGACTGCGAGCGAGGAGAAGTGCAGCGCCACCATCTCGGGCTCGGTGCTGACTCTTACGCGTGCGCAGGATGACACGACCGCCCAGTCCCATGCTTCTGGTGCGACCATCTACCCCGTGTTTTCGGCGGATGATGCTGATGAGGCGAACTTTTTGGCTTCTCGTTGGACTACGAAGGGTGACCTTGTTGCGTTCAATGGTACGGATGTTGCCCGTCTTGGGGTGGGTACGAATGATTATGTGTTGACGGCTGATTCGGCTGAGGCGACGGGGTTGAAGTGGGCTGCGATTCCTGCTTCGGTTGACATTCTCCAAATACAAGTCTTCAGTTAGGATAGGAGAACATGGCTACATTCACGAAAAAGAAACTGTCTGGTTCAACGGATGGTAAAGCAATCAAGGTGACGGGTACGTCTACGTCTGCGACGGTGACGGTGCATACTGCTGTTGCTGGTACGACTGTCGGCACGTTTGACGAAATCTGGCTGTATGCGAACAACACGTCTGCTTCGAGTGTGAAGTTGACGATTGAGTGGGGCACTGCTACTGCTGCTGATGGGAACATTGAGTTGACGGTGTTGCCTGAGGCTGGTTTGGTGACGGTG